GGTCCATTGTGGCGCGCGCTTGCGCTAGTCGGTGAAGTGGTGAATGGGTGAAATCGTGAAGCGTGAAGGGATCAGTCAGTCGGCGCTTGGCCGAGCGCTGGACCTGTCGCCGCCGGCCATCACCAAACTCAAGCAGCAGGGCATGCCGGTGCATTCCGTCGATGCGGCGCGCGCCTGGCGCCTGGAGCGGCAGAGCGTGGCACGCCGTAAGCGCGAAAGGACATCAATGCCACACTACACCGCGCCAGCACCGCAGCCGCCGGCGCTGGGAGAGGGCGCTTATCAAGCCGCGCCGGACTACAACACCAGCCGCGCGAGGCGCGAGGCCGCCGAGGCGCAGCTGGCCGAACTGCGGCTGGCCGAAGAGCGCGGCGACCTGGTGCGCGCGTCTGTCGTGCGCGCCGCGGTAGCGAAGCGCGCGGCCGGCCTGCGCGAAGCGCTGCTGCAGCTGCCGGCCCGGGTGGTTCCGATGCTGGTGGCAAGCCCTGATGCGGCGAGCATGGACAAGATCCTGCGCGCCGAGATCGTCGTCGCGCTGGCGCAGCTCACGGAGAACGCCGAGTGATGCTTGCGGGGCACGATACGCTGGACGCCGAAACTCTGGTTGCTGAGGTGTTGCGCGAGTTCCTGGCGCCGCCTCCACTGATCAGCGTCACGGAGTGGGCCGAAAGACATCGCATTCTGTCTGGCAAGGACAGCAGCGAACCCGGCCCTTATCGCGTCGGACGCACTCCCTACGCGCGGGAGCCGATGGATTGCCTGAGCCAGAACACCACCTGCGAAGAGGTGGTGCTGATGTGGGGAGCGCAGACCAGCAAGACCACGGTCGGCAGCAACTGGCTGGGCTACTTGGTGGACACGAACCCCGGCCCGGTGATGATCGTGCAGCCGACCATCGACATGGCGAAGCGATACAGCCGCCAGCGCCTGGTGCCGATGATCGAGGAATCGCCTGCGCTGCGCCGCAAGGTGCGCGAGAACCGCAGCCGCGACGAGGCCAACACCACGCTGCTGAAGGAATTTGCCGGCGGGTTCCTGGCGGTGGCCGGGGCGAACAGCGCCGCCGGCCTGCGGTCGATGCCGGTGCGCGATCTGTTCCTCGACGAAATCGACGGTTACCCGATGGACGTGGACGGCGAGGGCGATCCGATCAAGCTGGCCGAGGCGCGGCAAACCACCTTCGCGCGTCGCAAGCGCCTGAAGACCAGCACGCCAACCACCAAGGACTACAGCCGCATCGAGTCGGCCTACCTTGCCAGCGATCGCTGCCGCTATCACGTGCCGTGCCCGCACTGCCAGACCCTGCAGCCGCTGGAGTGGGGTGCCACCGCAGAGCACGGCATCAAGTGGGACCGCGACCCGGACGGCAAGGCCAAGCCCGAGACGGTCCGCTACGTCTGCAAACACTGCGGGGCCGAGGTTCTGGAGCACCACAAGCCGGCGATGCTGGCCGGCGGGCAGTGGGTGCCGGAAAACTCCGGCGCGCAGGCCGGGCGCGTGCGAGGGTTTCAGCTTTCCAGCCTCTACAGCCCGCTGGGATGGCTGAGCTGGTCAACGTTGGTTGACGAGTGGCAGCGCGCCACCGACGCGGCCAGGACAGGAGACGCAAGTTTGCTGCGGGTTTTCATCAACACCCGCTTGGCTGAAACCTTTGAGGAACAGGGCGACCGGGCCGACGAGCACGCCCTGCGCCGGCGTGCCGCCGACATCCCGCTGCGGGTGGTCAATTGGCGACTGTTCGTCTGCACCGCCGGGGTGGATGTGCAGGGCGATCGCCTTGAGGTGTACGTCTGGGCGTGGGGACGCGGCATGGAGCGCCAGCTGGTTGACCGCGCCGTGTTCTATGGTGACCCGGCGCTGCCGGAAACCGAGCCGGGAAGCCCGTGGGCCGCGCTGACCGAATACCGGCGCACGCCCATCCTGCACGCCAGTGGGCGGGCGTCGCCGCTGCTGGCCTGCATGGTCGACAGCGGCGGCCACCACACGCAGGCGGTATACAACTATGCCCGCGAGCACCAGCACGCGCATGTGCGCGCCGTCAAGGGTATGAGTCAGTCGGGTAAGGCGGTGCTCGGCAAGCCCACCGACCAGGACATCACATGGCGCGGCCAGCGCTACAAGCGCGGCGTCAAGCTGTGGCCGATCGGCACCGACACCGCCAAGGCGGAAATCTACGGTCGCTTGCGGCAGTCTGAGCCGGGGCCTGGATTTGTCCACCTGAGCAAGCACCTGCCCGGCGAGGTGTTCGACCAGCTCACTGCCGAGCGCCTGGTGACGCGCTACGTCAAGGGGCACCCGCGGCTGGAGTGGATTAAGCCGCCGGGACGGCGCAACGAGGCGTTGGACTGCGCCGTCTACGCGCTGGCCGGAGCGCACATGATGCACATCGACCGCTGGAAAGAGGGTGATTGGCAGAAGTGGGCCCACCGCGTCGAGGCGCGCGACCTGTTCGACGCGCCGCCGCTGCCGGAAGACAAGGCCGCCGAGGACATCCCTACCACCCCAACGCAGTCCGATCAGAAACCGCGCCGCACCATGCAGCGCCGCCGCCGCGGGGTGTTCCGCTGATGGCGCGCGATACCGGCCTATTCCATACCTTCGCCTGCGCGCTGGCCGACCGGCTGACGCGGAACGCACTGAACCGCGAGGCCGAATACCTGACGATGGTCAGCCTGATATATGCGCAGGCGGCATCCGTGTTCGGCGGCGAGCGCATATACGGCCCGCGCACCAACCAAGTCGAGCGCGAGCAGGCCAGGCTGCGGATTGCCCAGGCCATCCAGGCCGGCGAGCCCTCGTCGTTGATTGCCAAGCGAGAGGGAGTGGACCCTAGCCTGGTTCGGCGCATCCGGCGGCGCGGGACGATTAGGCCTTAACTGTCCCGCCGTGCGCGGCCACCATCATGGGCGGGTTAATCCGTCCAACCTGGGAGCCGCAGCATGTCCGCAATGTCCGACTATCTCGAAAACAAGCTGATAGACCACATTTTTCGCGGCGTCAGCTTCACCGCCCCCACGGCGCTTCACGTGGCGCTGTTCACCGCCGCGCCGAGCGATTCCGGCGGCGGCACCGAGGTGTCGGGCGGCAGCTACGCGCGGGTGAACCTCGCGCCGAGCACCACGAACTGGTCGGCCACCAACAGCGTCGGCGCGACCACCAACCCCAGCTCTGGCACCACCGGCGCAACGTCGAACAACAGCGCGATCACCTTCGCATCGCCCACGGCCAACTGGGGCACCGTCACTCATTTCGGCATCTTCGACGCAGGCAGCGGCGGCAATCTGCTGGTGCACGGTGCATTGACGGCCAGCAAGACGATCAACAACGGCGACGCGGCACCGAGCTTCGCGGTCAATGCGCTGGGGATTACGCTGGCATGAAGCGCTGGTTTATCGCCCGCATGGGCAACTACGACGGCGAGGGCACGGTTGTGCCCGCCACCAACAAGTACGTGGCCAACACGCGCATCTGGTCGAAGCCTGGGATCGACTTCTGTCTTGGGCAGCTTGGCGCGGCGAGCCTAGTCGGCATCAACAACGACCCGGACATCAAGCTGATTCCCGATGCCGCGCTGGACAATCTGCTAACCACGATCCCGGCAGCGGTGCGCAGCGCCATGATCGTCAACCTGACGGAGGCCGGGTTCGACGTTTCTGCGGTCAAAGGCTCTTGGAGCATCCGGCAATTGCTGAAGCATCTCAAATTGCAGCTTCAAACCGACGACGACATCGAATCGGGCGACGTGCGCGACCTGGGCTAAGCAGTGTCCACGTATTTTGACGATTGCAGCTCGCTTTCTGCGTGGGCAGAAGTCGGCGTCGTCGCCGGGACGGATTACTCCATCTCTGGCGGCGCAATCGTCAAGAGCGCGTCCAATCTGGACATGCTCAAGCTGTCCGCAGTGGACAGCGACGCCGAGCGCCAAGATTGCGAGGTGCTGGTCAAGGTCAATATCAGTTCAGTCAGCACCACGCATTACGTCGCCATCGTGCGCGGCACGGACGGCGGCTCCATTTCCACGGCAAACGGTTATCTGGTCGCGCTGCGGTCTACGGCCATTCGTACCTTCAAGAAGGTCAACGGCACGATCACGCAGATCAGCGAGCAGACCGGCAAGACGCACTCCGCCAACACCGACTACTGGGTGCGGCTGCGCATCAACAGTACCACCCTACAGACGCGATCCTGGGCGGACGGAGGTAGCGAACCCGGCACTTGGGACTGCGACGCCACCAACAGCGACATCAGCGGCGACGGATACGCGGGCCTGCATGGCACGGCCAACACCGCGACGCATACCTGGTCTGCGTGCGGCGTCGGCACCAATGGCGACACTGCGCCGAGCAGTGCGGGGGGCGGCGCGGCTGCGCTTGCGTCCGCGTTGTCGGCATCGGCCAGCGTATCCGCTGCGCTGACAACTTCGATCACCTGCGCCGCTGCGGTATCCGCATCGGCCACGGTATCGGCCACACTGGCAAGCGGCGCAGCAGCACTCGCGGCGGGCGTCAGCGGTGCGTCCACGGTATCGGCGGCGCTGACCACTTCGATCAGATGCGCGGCGTCGGTATCCGCATCGGCCACGACATCGGCGGCGCTGACGGCAGGCGCGGGTGGCCTGGAGGCGGCAGTGTCGGCGTCGGCCAGCGTGTCGGCCGCACTGACCACGGCCATCCGGCTGAATGCCGCTTTGCAGGCCAGTGCCACCGTGTCGGCATCGCTGGCCGGCGCGGCGGCGGCACTCCAGGCGGCAGCATCCGGTTCGGCGACGGTATCGGCCACACTGAGCACCGCAGCGGCTGCCCTGGCCTCTGCCGTGATCGCGCAGGCGCAAACCAGCGCGGCGCTGACCACGGCGATCCGGCTGGCGGCGCTCGCGCAGGCGGCGGCCACCTCGAGCGCGGCGCTGACGGCGGGCGCGCTGGATGTGTTCACGCGCGAGCCTATCGCGTTCACGCTGCTCGGCGTGCCTTCATCGCGCACCGTCACATTGAGCAAGCCAGCGCGGCAGATCGGCGCACTACTGAAAGGCTAGACATGTCTGCGATGCAGAATCAAATTGTCGCGGGCGAAACGCTCAACTATCGCGCCGTGACGCCGGACTACCCTGCCAGTGCCGGCTGGGTGGTTACCCTGTACCTGAACCCGCGGGCCGGCGGCACCGCGACCAGCGTTGCCGGCGTTGCCAGTGGCGATGATCACCTGCTGCAGGTCGGCGCAGGCACCACGCAGAATTGGGCGGCGGGCGCGTGGGGCTGGGAAACCTGGGCAGCCAAAGACGGCGAACGCTACCGGCTGGAAGCGGGACAACTGGACGTTGTGCCTGGCCTGATCGGCGCAGCGGCCGGCATCGACACCCGGACGCAAGCCGAGAAGGCGCTGGACGATGCGAGGGCGGCACTTGCGGCCTGGTCGCCCACCACGCGCCGCTATCGCATCGGCGGGCGTGAAATGGAGTTCAATGCGCCGGCCGACATCATCGCCGTTATCTCTCACTGGGAAACGGCGGTAAAGGCCGAGCGTGCAGCCGCGAGCATGGCATCCGGCCGCCCGAATCCGCGCAAGTTGCATGTCCGCATGGGCCGCGCATAGCGGGACGATTCGGCCTTAACTGTCCCGCCTGATGGCGCGATTATCCGCGCCATGCTCGCAAACCTGCGGACTCGCATCGCCCGACTGATCGCGCCGGCTGCGCCCAAGCGCACCGGCCTGCGCTTGTACGGCGGCGCCCGCACCACCAAGACGACCGGCTACTTCGGGGCCAGCACCAGCAGCGCCGACGCCGAGTTGAACAGCAGCCTTGCCGCGCTGCGCAGCCGCAGCCGGCAGATGGTGCGCGACAGTGGCTATGCCAAGAGGGCAAAGGCCATCCTGGTGAACAACATCATCGGCACCGGCGTGGGTTTTCAGGCGCAGGTGCTGGGCGTGCGCGGCGAGTTGAATACGCGCGTCAATGATGACATCGAGCGCGCACACCGCGAGTGGTCGCGCGCCGAGAACTGCCACACCGGCGGCGCGCTGCACTTCTCCGATCTGGAGCGCGCACTGTGCGGCGAAGTGGTCGAGGCCGGCGAGGTGTTCATCCGCCTGCACCTTCGCAAGTTCGGCAGCAGCAGCGTGCCGCTGGCGCTGGAACTGATCGAGGCCGAGCGCATTGCAGACAGCCTGGCCGAGCCCGGCCCGCTCGAGGCCGGCAACGAAGTGCGCATGGGCGTCGAGGTGGACCGCTACGTCCGCCCGGTGGCCTACTGGCTGCGCCAGAAGCACCCCGGCGACATCCGCGGCGGCTTGACGGGAACCGACCGCGCAGAGCGCGTGCCGGCCGACCAAATCCTGCACCTGAAGTGCACCACCCGCTGGCCGCAGACCCGCGGCGAGCCGTGGTTCCACACCGCGGTGCGCAAGCTGGACGATGTGAACGAATACAGCCAGCATGAAATCAGCGCAGCACGCGCGTCGGCGGCTTACTTCGCCACCATCAAGACGCCCGAAGCCGACAACCCGCTGAACGACGGCGACGACGAAACCGGCCAGGGGATGATGGACATCGAGCCGCTGACTATTCAGGAACTGCGGCCAGGCGAAGAGCTTGATTTCCACACACCCAACAGGCCGAATGGTGCCTTCTCCGAATTCATGCGCGCCATGCTGCGCGAAATTGCGGCCGGTGTCGGCACCAGCTACGAAAGCCTGAGCCGCGACTACAGCCAGAGCAACTACAGCAGCAGCCGCCTGGCGCTGCTGGACGACCGCGACGGCTACAAGGCGCTGCAGCAGTGGTGGGTGCGCAGCTTCCGCGAGCCGCTGTATCACATCTGGCTGCAGCAGGCAATCTTCTCACGCGCCATTACTGCCGTGCCGGTCGATGCCTACGCGGCAGATATGGAGCGGTATCGCGCGGTGTTGTGGAAGCTGCGCGGCTGGTCCTGGGTCGATCCGACCAAGGAAGTCAACGCCTACAAAGAGGCCGTCAAAGCCGGCTTCACCACCGTAACCGATGTCATCGCGCAGACGGCGGGCGGCATGGACATCGAGGATGTAGTGAGCACGCGCAAGCGTGAGCTTGAGATGTTCGAGGCGGCGGGCATCGACGTCGATACCACCGTCGAGGAACCGCAGGAACCTGTCGCGCCTGCTGCGCCTGTCGCCGCGCAACCGGAAGAGCCGGAAGAGCCGGAAGAGCCGGAAGACGACGAAGAGCCGGCGCGCGTCATGCCGCTGAGGAAAACCGCATGAGTGACGAGATCAAAGTTGGCCGGCTGCTGCGCGACTACCAGCGCGCAGACATCACGCTGACCCGTGCCGCCGAGGCCGACCCGCTGCGCCTGAGCTTCCCGGCCAGCAGCGAGGCCGAGGTGGAGCGCTGGTTCGGAACCGAAGTGCTGCGCCACGATGACAAGGCGGTGCGGATGGAGCGCATTGCCGGCGGCGCTGCGCCGCTGCTGTTTAACCACGACTGGAGTGATCCGGTCGGCATGGTGACGGCAGGCCGCATCAAGGATGGCCGGCTGTGGGTGGACGCGCAACTGTTCGCCACGCAGCGTGCGGGCGAGGTCGCCAAGATGATCGAAGGCGGCCTGCGCAACGTGTCTATCGGCTACGAAATTGAAGAGATGGAAGAGCAGGACAAGGGCAAGCGCTTTGTCGCTACCCGCTGGCTGCCGCTGGAGGTTTCCATCGTCACTGTGCCTGCCGACGCATCTGTCGGCGTGGGACGGTCTGCTGAGTTTGAACCGAAGCCGGTGCGTGTCATGCGCGCCGAATCTGAACCCGTGGCATTTGCCACTTCTGTAGGGAGTATCGGAATGTCCGATCAAGTTGCCGCCACGGGCGCAAGCGTGGAAGCCAAGCCCCAAGCCGACGTGTCCGTGGTCGAGCTGGAAACCAACCGCCGCAAGGCCATCGAGAACCTGTGCAAGGCCAACAATCTGGACGTGCGCTTCGCCTCGCGCTGGATCAGCGGCGGCGCCTCGCTCGAAAAGGTGGCAGACGAGATCCTGAAGGTTCTGGAAGAGCGTGGCCGCGAGAACCCGGCAGCGGTGGCCGAGATCGGCCTAACCGACCGCGAAGTGCAGCAGTACAGCCTGTTCCGCATGCTGGCCGCCGTGCAGTCGGGGGACTTCACGAAGGCCGGCTTCGAGAAGCGCTGCCACGAAGCCGTGGCCGCCAACGTGATGAAGTCGCTCGGCCGCGGTGCGCAGGCCGAGAACAACATCTTCGTCCCGGCCGAGCTGCTGAAGGCCCGCCGCGATGTCCAGCGGCGCGACCTGACCGCCGCGTCCGCTTCGGGCGGCGGCTATCTGGTCGAGACGCAGAACATGAGCTTCATCGAGCTGCTGCGCAACCGCAGCGTGCTCATGAACATGGGCGCGACCCGCATGCAGGGCCTGGTCGGCAACGTGGCAGTGCCGCGCCAGACCGGCGCCGCGACCGCAAACTGGATGTCGGCGGAAGCCGGCACCGGCGCCGCCTACAGCGACCAGACCTTTGGCCAGCTCGCGCTGTCGCCGAAGACCGTGGTGGCCGGCACCAAGATCAGCCGCCAACTGCAACTGCAGTCCGACCCGTCTGCCGAAAGCCTGGTCATGATGGACCTGGCCGCGCAGGTGGCGCTGGCGGTGGACTCTGCCGGCTTGAGCGGCAGCGGTGCATCGGGCCAGCCCACCGGCATCATCAACACGGGCTCGATTGGCGGCTTCACCGGCACGTCGATCACCTACGCGCTGCTGCTCAACTCGCAGGAAGACCTTGCGCTGGCGAACACCCTGAACGCGAACTGCGGCTATGTCTCGCATCCGGCTGCCACCAGCATCCTGATGACGCGGCAGCGCTTCAGCAGCACCGACACGCCGCTGTGGGAAGGCAACATGCTCGATGGCCGCTGCGTCGGTTTCCGCGCCATGTCGTCCAACCAGATGCCCAGCTCGCGGCTGCTGTTCGGCGACTTCGCCCAGTGCGTGATCGCCGAGTGGGGCGTGCTGGAACTGGCCGTCAACCCGGTAGAAAACTTCCTGGCCGGCATCATCGGCGTCCGCGCGATGTACAGCATCGACATCGGCGTGCGTTACGCGGGCGCGTTCAGCTATGCGTCCAACAACGTGACCTGACATGCAGGCGGTCAGCACCAAGAACCCGCCGGTCCAGGTGACGCTTTCCCGCGTCATCTGGTTCGGCGGCGAGTGGCGTCAGCCAGGCGATGTCATCGAGGTCAACTACGTCGAGGCTCGCGGGCTGGAATCCATGAACAAGGGCTCCATCATCAACCGGCCCGAGACAGACGGCGAAGCCATCGTCGTCGAGCCCGTGGCCGGAAGGAAGGGCAAGAAATGATCCATTCGTTCGGAAGCGCGCTGTCGCCGCAGCTCGGGCTTGCGCCCGCCAGCTATGCGGCCGGCGCCAACAACGGCGGCTGGCTGGACGTGCGCGCGATCGAGGGCGAGATTCTGGTCGCCATCTCTGTCGGCGCCGTCACGGGCTCCGTCATCTTCAAGCTGCAGGACGCCACCGATGGCAGCGGCACCGGCTCGGGCGACTTGTCGCCGGCAGTGGCCACGGCCAGCATCAGTTCTGCCAACGGCGTGGCCAAGCTGGTGGTTCCTTCGGGCACGGTGCGCGGATGGATTCGCGTCGTGGCCACCGTCACCACCGGGCCGGTGTTTGCCAGCGCAGTGGTCGGCGGGCATCCGGGCATCGTCTGATGTTCACCGAAGACCTGACCCCGTTCTTCAACACCGCCGAGCGTGGCCGCGGCCAGCGCCGCCAGCGCCACGCAGGCGTCGGTGCTGGTGGTGGCCGGCACCACCGGCCCGGTGCTGACTTCCGTAGTTCTGCTGGCGCGGCCTAACACCACGGCCTAATCCATGCCCTTCACAGAATCCCTGGTGCCTTTCTTCGCCGACTTCGGCGAAGGCGTCACCGTGCAGGGTGCTTCCGTGACGGGCATCTTCAATGCGGCGACGATGATGGAACTTGGCGAAGTGCTCGGTTCCGACATCACGCTCGAGGTGCCGGCCACCGTCACTGCAGCCGAAGGCGGCGCGGTGGTGGTGCGCGGCACCAACTACGTGATTCGTCAGGTGCTGGATCAGCCGCCTGACGGCGCGCTGCGCACACTGGTGCTGGCGAGGGCGTAATGGCACTGGCTGCGGCACAAGTGATCGACGCAGTAGCGGCCAAGCTGACGCCGATGGTCGCCACCGGCGGGCGGGTCTACACCAGCCGCGGCTGGCCGATCACGACGCTGCCGGCGTGGCGCGTGGTGGCCGAGGATGAATCCGTCGAGCCTGCCGCCGTCGAGCCGTTCAACCTGCATACGCTGGAGATTGCAGCCAGCGCCTACACACGCGCGGCGTCGAACCTTGACGACGCCATGCACGCACTTGCGGCCACGGGCCTGGCGCTGCTGTTTGCGCCGACTGTGCCTTACGGGCTGCAACTGACCGGCATCCGCAGGCAGATGACCGAGGACGGCGAGGCCACGACCGGCATCCTGACCTTGCGGCTGCGCTGCATCTTCTGGGTCGATCCGACCACACCCGAAACGATCATCAGTTAAGGAGCGCCATCATGGCAATCACCAAGACCCCCGGCACGCAGTTCGCCATCGGCAGCACCTATGGCACGCAGTTCACGATCACCGCAATCAGCAATGCGGCATCTGCAGTCGCCACGTTGTCGGCATCGCACGGCGTCATCGTTGGCGACTTCATCGAAATCTCCAGCGGCTGGGATCTGCTGAATGGCCGCGTGGTGCGAGTGTCTGCCGTCAGCACGAACGATGTGACGTTGGAGGGCATCAACACCACCGACACGACGAAGTATCCGGCGGGCACCGGCACCGGCACCGGGCGAGAGATTACCGCCTGGACCACCCTGTCGCAGATCACGCCGGCCTTTGCGGTGTCGGGCGGCGATCAAAACTTTGCAGATACCACGTTTGTCAGCAACGTGATTCGGACGCAGATCCCGACCGACCGCAACCCGATCAGCGTGACTCTGCCATTCTTCTACGATCCCACGCTGGCATGGTTCAGCACCGTGCAGGCCGCGTCGTCTGCCGGCACTCCCTATGCCTTCCGCATGATCTTCCCGAACAACAGCCGCTTGGTGGTCGGTGCCTACTGGTCGCTGCGCGGTGTGCCGACCAGTGAAGACGGCACCTTGCGCGACTCCATCGACCTGTCGTTTGTGGGCACGCCGACCGTCTACAGCACCTGATGGACAGCCTGGAGCATCTGCGCGAGGCGGCACTAAAGGCGCGCGAGTACGAGCAAGAGATCGGCAAATGCACTTTCCGGTTACGCATCCCGACGCGGCAGGAAGTACGCGCCGCAGTGCGTGCCGAGAAGCTGGACTCAACCGATGGCGGCATCGTGCTGGCACTGCTGCAGCACACACTGCTGAGGCAGGCCATCGTCGGCTGGATCGGCGTGCGCGCCTGTCACGTTGCGCCGGTCGAGGATCAGGCCCCGTTGCCGTGGAGCGCCGAAGCCGTAGAGCTTTGGCTAGAGGCGAACCCGGACGCGGCCGACAAGCTCGGCGCGTCGCTGCTGTCGCATCTGAACCAGCGCACCGACCGGCTGGACGCAGAAGCAAAAAACTAACGGAGCACATCGCGCGAGGCCAGCGCGGTGCGCGTGATGCCCTGGCCGCGCTGGGTGTTGGCGTCGATGTGCTCGGGCCGTTGCCCGAGTTGTCGCTGATGGCCGAGCGGGCTATCCACTGCTACGCATGGTCGGACGGCTGGCATCCCGAGCGCTGGCCGGTCTATGCGGCACTGTATCCCGTGGACGACTGGGAGGCGATGTCGGAATTGATGCGAGCGATCCGCGACGAGCAGCGGGAAGGGGAACGGCGTGGCTGACTCGAAATTGAATGTCGTCATCACCGCGCAGGACAAGGCCAGCGCGATCCTGCGTGATGTGCGCGGCCAGCTCGGCGGCATCGAGAAGGCAGCGGGCGGGCTGAAGGGTGTGCTGTCGGGCATATCGCCGGCACTGGTCGGCGCGTTCAGCGTGGCCGGCATCGCGGCCTTTACGCGCTCGGTGGTCGATGGCATCGACAAACTGAACGATTGGGCCGATGCCACCGGGGCCAGCATCGAGAATCTGAGCGCGCTCGAGGATGTGGCTGTCCGCACCGGCACCAGCATGGACACGGCAGGTGATGCCGTGGTCAAACTCAACAAGGCGCTGGGCGACGCAAAACCTGGCAGCGGTGCCGAGCAGGCATTCAAGGCGCTCGGCCTGCAGGTGGCCGAGCTGAAGAAGCTTGATCCCGTCGAGGCGCTGCAGCAGGTGGCGAAGGCGCTGGCCGGGTTTGCCGACGATGGCAACAAGGCGCGCATCGTTCAGGAACTGTTTGGCAAGTCTCTGAAGCAGGTCGCGCCGCTGCTCAAGGATCTGGCCGAGGCGCAGAAACTGCAGGCCACGCTAACCCGGCAGCAGGCCGAAGAAGCCGAAAAGCTCAACAAAGAATTCTTCAAGCTCCAGAAGAACGCGACCGACCTGGCGCGCGAGCTATCCGGCCCGGTGGTGCGCGGCCTGAATCGGCTGATCGAGGGTTTCAGGGTCGCCAAGCAGGAGGGGCAGTTACTGAACCAACTGCTGCTCGGGCCGCTTGCCAAAGTGCCGACCGCCAGGACGGGCGGCGCTACGGGCGACTTCGGCGAGCCGGAATCCAAGCCGAGCCTGCCGGATTTGCCTGACCCTGCATCCGTCAAGAAAACCGGCGACGGCTACAAGAAGGCCTCCGCCGAGCGCTTGAAGCTGCGCGAGGATGCGGCGAAGGCGATTGTTGACATCGAAGAGCAGGCCGCCAAAGACACCGCCGAAGCGTGGAAGGTCTGGGAAGACATACAGATGCGCGACAGCAAGGCTCGCGCCGAGGCTTTCCAGAAGCAGTGGAAGCAGGTCTTCGATGAGATTGACGAAGAGCAGGAGCGCGCCATACAGGAAGGCAAGGCTTACCTCGATTCGCTTGGAAAGACCGGCAAGACGGTGGGCGACGAATTGGCTCTTGTCTTCAGCAGCGCAGCCGGCGAGGCCATCTCCAACTTCAAGGATTTGCGCTCGGTGCTGAAGGGCGTGCTCGCTGACATCGCGCAGATCACCATCCGGCAACTGGTCACGAAGCCGCTTGAGAAGTCGCTTGGCGCTGCGCTGGACGGCGTGGACATCCTAAAGGGCATTGGCTCGCTGTTCGGCGGCAGCTTCGCCAGCGGCATCGACTACGTGCCGCGCGACATGCTGGCACTGATTCACCGTGGTGAACGGGTAGTGCCTGCTGCGCAAAACAACGGCGCGGCAGGTGCCACCATCATCAACAACATCGACGCGCGTGCTGATCAGGCGCAAGTGGCGCAGATGGTCGCCGCGGGTGTGCAGCAGGGTCTGCAGGCTTATGCGCGGATGCAGCGCGCGCAGGGGATTGCCTGATGGCAATCATCACGCTACCGACCGGCCTGCGCATCGCATCCTGCACCATCGGGCAGGTGCGCTACGACATGATGGAAACCAGCGACGCCACCGGCCACCAGGCCGCGCGTCTGTTCGGGCCGGCGCGCTGGCGCATGTCGATCACGTCACACCCGGCCATGACGCAGGCCGACGCGGTGATCTGGGAATCGCTGGTGCTGCGCCTGCGTGGCGGCATCAATCACCTGGCAATCGGTGACCCGGTGCGCAAGGTGCCACGCGGCACGATGCGCGGCACGCTGACTTTGAGTGCGCAGGCTGCCGCCGGCGAGACTACCCTGTCGATCACAGGCGGCGCGGGCCAGGCCAGCAAGACGCTACTTGCCGGCGATTGGCTGCAGGTCGGCACGGGGTTATCGGCGCAACTGTTCAAGGTGGTCACCGACGCCACGGCGAACGGGTCTGGCGTGATCAGCGTCACCGTCGAGCCGCCGGTGCGCGCTACCTTCGCCAGCAGCACCGCCGTGGCGTGGAGTTCGCCCATTGCGCACTTCAAGGCAGTCGGTGCGCCGCAATGGAGCTATGCCGAAGCGCAGACGCAGGGCAGCTTTGCGCTTGATCTGCTCGAAAGCTGGACATGAGCCTCACGCTGGACGGCACCGCTAGTGCACGCATTGCCGCCACCGTCCGCGGCGTGGCGTGGCTGGTGGAGCTTCAATTTACCAGCGGCACTCTGCGCTACACCACCGCCCCGGTGGACATCACCGCGCTGACGTATACGTGGACAGGCGGTAAGGCCGTGGACGTGTCGGCGGTCAGCGAATCCGAAAACGCCAACGCCGAAACGCTGACGCTGGGCTTCGTGGTCGATACCGCCGTGCTGTCGCTGACGCTGGGCAACGTCGAGCACTACCGCGGCAAGCCGGCGGGTTTGTGGCTACAGCTTTTCGATGAACAGTTCCAGCCGGCCGGCGCACCAATCAAGCGGTGGTCGGGCGTGATGGATCGGGTGCAGATCAGCCGTGAGCGCAGCCAGGACGGCCCGAGCACCGGCCGCATCGAACTGATCTGCAGCCGATCCGGCATGGCCCGGTCGCGCAACGCGGAAGGCTTGCGCCTGAGCCACGCGCAGCAGCTGCAACGCTTTGCAGGCGACACCGGCCTGCAGTACGTGCAGACCCTGGTCGAGAAGCCGACGTTGTGGCTCTCGACACGGTTTCAGGAGTTGCCCTGATGCTGCGCGAGCAACGATTGGCGCAGTACCTGCACGAACACGCCCTCGACGCATTCCGCTGGGAGGGCTGGAACTGCTGCAACTTTGCAAGCGATTGGGTGCGGCGTGCCACCGGGTTCAACCCAATGCAAGGCTTGCCGTCAGTGCGCAGCAAGGTCACCGCTTATCGCCTGCTCGGGCAGTTCGGTGGGCTGGGTGCTGCGTGGACAAAGCAACTCGGGCGCGAGCCGATCAACCCGCGATTAGCTCAAGCCGGGGACATCGTGCTGGTGGAGTGCGAGGGTGTGGAGCTTGTCGGCATCTGCACCGGGCGCCTGGTGGCGGTGCTAACGGAGGCGCACGGAGTTGGCTATCTTGACATGAACGACGCGACGGCGGCATGGAGACTTGAATGCGGGCACTAGTCGCTGCGTTGTTGTTTGCGCCGCTGCATGCGCTGGCCGATCCGGTCAGCATCTTCGCTGCGGTCGCCAGTGTGGCCTCGGCGGTCGGCATGACGGTGCCGACGCTGGCGGCGGTGACGATTGCCGCCGCCAATGTCGGTTATCAGGTCTACGGTGCCTCAAGCGCCAGGCGCAAGGCACGCAAGGAAGCCGCACGGCAGCGCGCCGAATACAACGCGAGCCTGCAAGACAGAAGCATCACCACGCTGACGGCAAACCCACCGTGGCGCGTGATCTACGGGCGCTGCATCACTGGCGGCGACATCGTGGCGATCTTCACCAGCGACAAGACGGCCACGCGCGAGGATGGCTCCAGCTACACGAAGCCGGATTGTCTGAAGCACTTGGTGGTGGTGCTGGCCGCGCATCAATGCCAGGCGATCCACGAGGTCTACATCGACGGCGTGGCGCTGGGGGCGCTTGACGGTAACGGCTGGGTGACCACCGGCGAGTTCTACAAGTCGGGACAGACCACGCGGCAATTCCGCACCATCGCAGCAGGCGGCGCCTACAACGCCGGCACGGCGGTGACTGTGCTCGGGGCGTATCTGGAAACGGGCAGCGGCATCGAAACGTTGTGGACGCCGGCCACCGTCACGCTCACCAGCGGCAATACGATCATCAATAACGGGAACTCCTATTCCGTTGTGGTCGAGTTCACCATCAGCACCAGCGCGGCCCGCGTGCGCGTCAGCAAGGCGCTCGGCGCATCGACGCAGACGGTAGACACGTACCTGAACAGCGTCGTGCCGTCGCAGTGGGACAGCAACTGCCGGCTGCGCGGCCTGACTTACTGCGTCGTCACGCTGGATCTGGAAGAAACGCGCTTCCAGGGTGGGCCGCCTAATCTGACGTTCGACGTATCCGGCAAATTGATCTATGACACGCGCACGGCGACAACGGCCTGGAGTCAAAACCCGGCATTGATCATCAGGGACTTCCTGGTGAGCCAGTGGGGCTATCAGTGCGCAAGCACCGACATTGACGAAACATTGTGCAACGCCGCGGCGAATGCGTGCGATGCGTTGATCACTCTCAACGTGGGTGGCGTGACCACGGCCAATCAGCCGAAGTACACCTGCAACGGCGCATTCTCGACGGCAGACAGCCGCGAAGCCATCCTCGAAGATCTGTGCGAGTCGATGGCCGGCTTTGCTACCTACGGGGCAACCTGGGGCATCGTGGCCGGCGTCTGGACGGCCAGCGTGATGACGCTCACGGACGACGATCTGGACGGGCAGATCGAAGTGGTGCAGGCCGGGGCCGGCATGGACGGCATCTTTAACGGGGTGCGCGGCCAGTACATCACGGTCGATAAGTCCACGCCATCGGACTTCGACAGCTATCAAAACAGCACCTTCGTCACGGCAGACGGCCAGGCGCTATGGTCTGATCTGACGCTGCCTTTCACGAACAACAAATATCGCGCTCGCAACCTGGCGCGCATCTTTGTCGAGAGGGCGCGGCAGGGTCTGGTAATCCGCTACCCGGCCAAGCTGCGCGCGTGGCCGTTGCAGATCGGTGACCGGGTGACGGTGAACAGCACCGAATACAGGTTCAGTTCCAAAACTTTCCGCGTCACAGATTGGCAGTTCGGCGCATCGACGGCGGTGCAACTCACGCTGCAGGAAGATGTCGCCAGCGTCTATGACCTGGCCGATGCGGCGACGGCAGACCCGGCACCGAATACCGCGTTGCCTAATCCGTGGGTGGTGGCCGCAGTCACCAACGTGACGGTGACCAGCAGCACCAGCACCGTGCTCAAGTCGGACACCAACGCCATCATCCCGCGCGTGCTGGTGTCGTGGTCTGCACTGACCGATGCCTACATCGTCAACGCCGGCGGGTATGTGGATGTCGCATGGATTCGACCCGGCGGGCAATGGGTGCAGCAGTCTGTGCCGGGTGACCAGACCAGCGTCTACATCACCGGGCCGGCGCACGGTGAGCCGATTGTGATTCGGGTCAATGCCAGGAACAGCCTGCAGGCGGTCGGGCCGTCTTCGTATGTCTATCACACCGTCAGCGGCGCGGCGACGATCCCGCTCGGCATTAATCTGATCTACAACAGCGCGTTTGAGTCGGGTCTTAACGGCTGGTCAGAAGTTGAAAGTTTTGGTCCGGAAGCACATGTCGGCGTCAACTTCAACGATACATGGCGCTTGTTGCCCAAAGATGCGCCCTGGACTAGCGTAGCTTTTGTCCAGCAGGAAAACAACGGCACAAACGACAGCCATTACTGGGGGCGGGTGTCGAACAAGATTTTCGTAAAACCCAATACCCGCTACATATTGAGCGGGTATCTGCAACCAAATCGCTGCACGGGTTCTTTGTTTTGCCGCGTCTACAACTCTGCAGGAACATTAATAGCAGATGCGCAAGGCGGTGGACCAACAGGCGACAACTCGCAGGCCAACGCCAACAGCCTGGACAAGTTTACGCGCGTAAGCAGCGCATTCACCACCGGCCCCACGGCGGCGTATGTGAAGGTGATTTGGCGCAAAGGCGATACAACCGTTACCCCAAACAGTTATCTATGGGTCACGCGCCTGATGCTGGAAGAGGCGACGGCATCGAGCGGCGTGTCGCCGTGGCGGCCAGGCGCAGAAGTGCCGATTGACGGCGTAACAACGAGTGGGCTGGTGGTCGAGGCCGCGACGACTCGCGTATTTTCAATTACGGCAACCGACGCCGCGGTAACCGGCACGGGCACTGGCGTTGTCTCGACCGAAGCGCTCAACGCATCGGCGGGCGTTATGGATGGGGCGTATGACTTGACGGTGCGCGCCTTCATCAGTGTCAAGCGCTCGGGCTCCGGGGCGACGCCGCCATACATCTTCCTTTCGTATTCCTACGATGGGGGTTCCACCGTTGCGGGATCAAAGGCGCAGGACGTTTTGCATACGTCCGGCCAATACCAGTATTACATCGTGTCGTTTTCCACTACCTGCGATCCTGGCGACGACATCTATGGAGCCGTGGCGGTAAGGGCTGGCGTGGGATGCACTGAAACGATCACCGCCGACTACACCGAGCTAGAAATATTGGTGACGAAACGATGAGTGAGGCACTTAGTCGGCAGTGGCGCTTCTACGATCCGGCAACCGGCGTGATGCTGCGCCGCGAATTTGTCGGGCCTAAGCGTCTGGTCAAACGAAACACGCCGGCAGGGTTCGCTGTCATCAATGGCAACTTCGACCCGCTGAGTCAGCGCGTTGACATCACCGTCCAGCCGCCGCCGCCCGTGATCGACCCGCAGACGGGCCAGGACATCAGCCCGCCGTGGTATCCGCCCGTCATCGACTACATCCCGCCGCAGCCGGCGAACGATCAGTGGCGGACGTGGGCATGGGACACTGGCACCAAGCGATGGGTCAGCACGCCGACGTTGGCAGCGCACAAGCGGAACGCGAAGCAGCGCATGGCCGGCGAATGGAACAAGGCGCGGCAGGCCGGCGTCACCATCGGCGGCAAGGTGGCCCCGACCGACGCCGACTCATGGACCCGCTACCTCGCCATCAAGGCAATGGCCGGCGACGGCGGCTGGATCGACGTTCCGATCCCGCTGATGGACGGGTCTTTCCACCTGCTGACGCAGGCGCAGGCTGGCCAACTTTGGACGGCACTGAAGCAGATGGAGCGCGACCTGCTGGGCCGGCTGCGGGACCGGGTGGACGCGATCAACGCAGCCACCACTCAGGCACAAGTCGAGGCAGTGACATGGTGAGGCTGCACGGCACGGCGGCGCGCTTCCTGATCGTGGTGGGTTCGGCCTACACGGCGTGCCTGCAGCTGTTCTCCAGCACCTCGCTGGCCTATCGCGCCGCGGGCGACGGCTGGCTGATCGACGTCATCAACATCGCGGTGCTGATCATCGCCGCAGTGGGTGCCGCGGACTTGGTGTGGCACGACATCCTGCGCCGCGGGCTCATCTGGCCCAGTTTCCCGATGCGCCAGCGGCACCAGGCGTGCGTGGCCGTCTACGCCATGCTGGCCGGTGCCTTCGGCATCCGCGCCTTCATCGTGCCCGGTGATTCAGAAATCGCGCTGCAGGTGGGCGCGTATTACGTGCTGTTCACGGCCGGCATCGCCATCGAGGCGGCGGCCATGGCCTTCGAGCAAAGAGAAGAACAATGCCCTACCGACTCCGACAGCGCTTGAGGCGCATCCTGGCGGTCTATCTGGTGTCTGGCTGGGCGACCGCCTGGGCCAGCATGGTGGCGGCCGGTCCCGATCTGCTGTCGCTGCCGTGGCTGCAGGCGTGCGTGGGCGTGGGCGTGGCGTGGATCGGCGGGTTCGCCGCCAGCCTGAACCGCATGGTCACCGCAGCCTATGACAACCGCCCCTTTCGCGTGGTGCACGAGTTCGCTCGCGACAGTGCCGTGTCTGCCGTCATCGGCCTGGCAGGGTACTGGATCGGCATGTCGCATGGAAGCTCCCCTGCATTGGTGGCACTTGTACTAATCCTCTCAGGGTATGCAGGTACACAGGCGCTGTCTGTTCTGGTGGAGCGCATCGCGCTTCGGAAAGGTGACTCATGAACCGCTTGATCATTCCGCACGACAAGGCCCTGCACTTCATCTACGGGCTGGCCGTGTCCATCGTGGCATACAACGTTGCGCTGAAGTTCGGGTTCACCGGCTACGCCGTCGTCATCGGGTTCCTGGCCGCTGCGGTGGTCGGCGCAGCCAAGGAAGGACTCGACTGGCTGCTGAACAAGCGCGCCGCGAAGGCTGGCCTGCCCGCCCCACACACCGTGTCCATCCCCGACGCCATTGCCACTGCGGCGGGCGGCGCGGTGCTTTGGTTCGTCTGACATGGCGAACTTCCTGCCTGCGTATGAGCGCGTGATCGTGCTGGAGGGCGGCTACGTGCTGCACAAGGTGAAGAACGACCGTGGTGGGTGGACCTACGCTGGCATCGCGCGCAAGCACTGGCCGGCATGGGAGGGCTGGGGGTACATCGACCGCAACGAAGTACCCCCGACTCCACTGGTTCGGGAGTTCTACCGCGAGCACTTTTGGAACCAGATCCACGGCGATGAGATTGCCGACCAGGACGTCGCGGCCAGCATCTACTCATGCGCCGTGAACATGGGCGTGAAGGTGGCGACGCGGCTGACGCAGGTGGTTGTCGGCACCACGCCAGACGGCGATTTCGGGCCTCGCACGTTGTCGGCGCTGAACGCATTCAACCCCGCGCTGTTCCTGGCCCGGTTCAGCATCGCCAAGGTGGCCCGGTACGCGGAGATCGTCAAGAATGATCGCTCGCAGGAAGGGTTCCTTTTGGGCTGGTTGAACCGTGTGTTGAAGGAGGCTCCGTAATGCTGCCCGCTGCCATCCTCGCGCCGGCCATCGGCACCATCGCGTCGACCATTGCCGACATCATCGACAGCGTCCACACCTCCGACGAGGAGAAGCTGCAAGCGGCCATCGAGGCGCAGAAGCTCGGCATCGAAGAACAGAAGATCAGCGCCAATCTGCTGCAAGGCCAGATGGCGATCAACGAGGCCGAAGCCAAGCACGCATCGGTGTTCGTCGCTGGCTGGCGTCCCGCCGTGGGCTGGGTCGGCGTGCTGGGGTTGTTCTATCAGTTTGCGCTCTACCCGTTGCTCATTTGGGGGTGGAGTCTGTTTCAGGCATGGGGCTGGGTGCCGCTGGAAATGCGGCCCCCGCCGCTGCTTGATGTCGAAGCGCTGATCGTGCTGCTCGGGGCCATCCTGGGCATCGGAGCGGCGCGAACCGTGGAAAAGGTCAAGGGCGTTGCCCAAAGCCGCTAGTTTCTCAACCCAAAGGAGCCACACCATGGCCACTGAAGTCAACGGCGGTTCGCTGCCGATCCTGGAAAACGGAAGTTACAACGTGCACATCGCCATGCTGGTGCGCCTGATCGACCGCGCCATCATCGAAGTCACCAAGTCGCAGTCCGCGCCTGGAAGCGGCGTGCGCCAAGCCGACGCCGAGCGCATCTCCTCGTACATGGACGAGATGGAATCGTTCGTGCGCTTCTCCTCGCGGCTGCCCGAAACGGACACGCCGAAGAGCCACCCGCTGCCGGTGCAGTTCGACGCGCCGGTGGCGCTGCCGCGCATCGAGAACGACAGCATGTGGCTGCTGGCGCAGATGCTGGACACCATGCGCATCGAGGTCGGCCAGTCGGCATCGAGCCGCCAGCCGAATGGCTGGTGGAAGCCCGACCTGCCGCGCGTGCAGAAGTACATCGAAGACGTGCGCGTGTTCATGAACGAGCACGTGCTCAAGGTGACGCCGGTGGACAACCCGGAATCTTCGCCCCGCGAGCAGGTGCAGCCCCGCGGCAAGATGGGCGTCTGAAGTGAGCTAGCTTGGTCGGCATCAAGCGCGTGGACGACGAGACTGTCGCACGCTTGATGTTGGCCCTGGCAGACCAGCAACGCTACGACGCGATGATTGACGCGCTCGTGGCACAGATACCGGAGTTTCCAACATGGCAAAAACCGTCAACGCCACCGTCGTCGTCACCCGCGACGGCAAGACCGACGTCGTCAACTACGAAAAGCTCAGCTATCAGACCTTCGTCGCGCTGCAGGCATCGCTGGCCAGCGTCTTGTCGATGCTGCAGGCGTGGGGAGCCATCCGCGCCGCCGCCATCGCGGACGGACGCAAGACGCGCAAGCCGGGCGGCGAATGCGACCTGAAGATGGAGCTGCGCGCCGACCACGGCGGCGGCACCTCCGAGGTGTCGTTGGCCTATACCGGCATCTCGGCCGCCGACGCCGACGAGATCCAGCATGCGCTGATGGGTGCCGCCGCCAGCGTGTTCAAGTAGCGCGCGACATGCCCGAGCCGGCCTGCGCGGCCAAACCCTACGCCTGGGCGGTGGAGTACGCAGGGCGGGTGGCGCTATTCCTGGAACGCGCTCGGGCCGAGCAGGCCGCGCGGGATCTGCATGGGGTGCTGGTGCCCCTGGTGCGGGCAGAACCTTCCCACACTGCCCACCCTGCCGAAGTGCCCCGCTAGGGGGCTGGTGCCCGGGGCCGGACTCGAACCGGCACGCCTTGCGGCGGGGGATTTTGAGTAGCCGGCGGCTCCGGGGATGTCGCGCCACTCGCGCAGCGCATAAGCGGTCGTGTCATTCATTAACTATTGCCCTACTTGCATAGTTAGGGCCTTCCAGCGCGGCGCGTCCGGTGCGCCAAGATCGCCGCCTGTTGCTGCCGGTGTCGCACTAGCCCTGGGTCGCTGCGCTCAATGGCCGTAGCTTCAAGAGAAAAGTGCACGTTCCCAGCGGCCAAAGAATTGCAGAAGACGAGCGTGTCGAAGGTTTGGTGCGCCGTCGAGCGGTAGCTCAAAGTCTGAAACTTGGCGCGCTGGATGGCTGCAACGAACCGGTTGCCTGCTGCGGAGTTTGAGCGTCCATCCAGCTCGGTCGGCTGCAGGCGTTCGTCTACAGCGCCTTCCGCCAGCAGGCAGTGCGCCATCCAGTTGCGCATAATTAAAGACTGCAGCAGGGAGCCGCGGTGCTTCATTGGGTCGCCGCCCAACGCCTTGAATAACATGGCGGAAAACTCCTCTTGGCTCACCACTCCGAGCCGAACTGCGCGAGATTCAACACCCAGGCTTTCTTGCAGCAGATTGCGTTGGCTTGTGGCCAGGGCGTTACGCAGTTCATTTCCTGCTGCATCACGGCCCCGAAGCATATTCACGGCTACCACGGCGTTGGCAAAGTGCGGCAGCGCCAGCATGGTTTCAATGCTCTCGGCGGTGCGTTGCGTCAGCCCACCGCACAAGTCCAAGACGCACACGTCGATGTGTCGCTTAGGGTTCCATGCTAGGGCGTGTGCAAACGCATCACCGACCAATGTCAATGTTCCGCGTTGGCGCAAGTGCTGCGCGGTTTCTTCATCATGCTCAATGGCAATGAGGTTCTGGCTTCTGAAGCCCTTGGCCAGCGCTACGGGTCGGTCTTCATCCAGCCCGCCGGCCAAATACAAGACAAGGGCGTCGCGCTTCGCGGTTTGCACACGGTCGCCAATGCAGTTCCACAAAGAGCGGCGCCAGTGGCGTTTCTGGGAGAAGTCGTAGTTCATCGTTGTCCTGTGTTGTTCGCGTTGGTCTTCGTGGCTTCCACCGCGGCCCTAACTGGTCGCTCAACCGGACCGCCTTCGGCGGCCAGGTTAGCTCCAACGTTAGGCATCAAGTTCGACCCGGTCGCGCACGGGCAAAGGCGCCCACGCAGCTTGTGTCGTGCGCCGCGTCGTAGCGCATCTCTGCCGCCGTCTTGACGCGCGGCTTTGGATGCTCTCCGCGAATCTCGCGAGCGAGCCTTGAACCTGGCGTCGTGTTCCACTGTTCGCACAACGCAGCGCACCGCTCGCGCTCCGCGGCCACGGCGCCCAACCAAACGGGCCACATCAGCGCGCGAAGGCTTCGGTACAGCGGCGTCAGCATGTCGTCCAGTTCGCCCTGGCCGTTCTCGCGGCACCAGCGGGCGAACTCAGCGCGCTCCGTCTCCAGGCCTAACTGGTCGCTCAAGCGGAGCGCTGCCGGCGTCCTGTCGTTGTCCATCAATCCTCCTGTGCGGGCAGCGCCCGCTTAGCTTCGACGTTAGGCAGCAGCATCAGCCACCCAGCGCTCGCCCAGCGACTTGATGACGCCGATGTGCGCATCGCGTGGGAACGTCTTCTGTACCTTGTCCACCAGCGCGCCGAACAGGTCGGGCTTGCGGCACGCAAGGCAGCCGAGGCCGCTCAGGTTTTCGACTTGCCCGCTCGTCTCGGCATGCACCTTCGGGTCTGCCGTGGCGCCCTGGAAGAGCGCGATTTGGGTCGCAATCAGTAGCGCCCGCCACGGGTCTTCCGGGCCATAGCCGCACTGTCGCACCAGTAGCGTCTGGTGTGTCTTGCACATGTCAGGCAGCACAATCTGCGGCCTAACTGTCGGTTCGAGCCGACCTTCGTCGGCTGGCTGCGTTGTCTCATTTGCGGTCGTCATCTGCGCCTCCTTGTCGGCTCAACCTAGCGTTAGGCGCTCAACAGTTTGGCCAGCGCCTTGCATGCCGCCTTGCCGAATGTGTCTTCGGCCCAAGCCCGGTACAGTGCTTTCTCTGTGCGGTGGCCGCAGAATGTGCAGCGCGGGTTGTCGGCGGTCTTGTATGCCCACGTCCCGCCCCACTCCTTGTCGCAGCGCTCCACGGTTACGCCCGCCATCGTGGCAAAGTCTTTCAGCGTCATGCGAGCCGTTGCGCGCTTCGGAACCGAGCGCCTAACACGGCGCTCAACCTGATCCCCAACAGCGGGCCGGTTGTTGGGGTCGTGCGGTACGTTGTCGTCACTCATGTGGTCCTCGCGCTGTTAGGTCCAGGTTAGCTCGACCGGTTATGCCCTAAGGTGTGTGCGGCGCGTGTGGTGCGCTCGCACCGCGGCGATCTGCCGGCGCAGTGGGTTCTGCTCCACCGTTTCAGCCAGAGACTGGTCAACGTGCGTCCAGTCAAGGCCGTCCAAGCCGCGATAGGGGGAGATCCACACGCCGGAGTCGAAGGTCTGAAAAGCAGTGCTGCGGTAGTCGCGTTCGCTGTACTTGGCCGCCGGCCATGACTTCGCCAGGTCGGCAGCGTGCGCCGCCAACCGCAAGGGATCTTCGCTCTGCGCGAGTTTGCCGCCGGCCGCCATGGCGTAAGCCCCGGTCACCAGCCCTCGACAAACGACAACCTGCTCTGTCGCGCAAATCTGGACGCGGTGCTTGGTGTCCTTCTCATGCCCTTTCTGCCACATCGCCCGCCACTCGTTTGTCGCTGGGTCGCGGCCCCTGAGCAAGTTGAAAGCAAACACAGACTCTCTGCATTGGCGCCACAGCGGAAGCTGCACCACGCCCGTCCAATTGTTGGCGGTGAGGCCATTGCAAAAGTCTCCGAGAACAACGTCGATGCTGTGACGCTGCGGCCAGCATCGAACCACCTCGAAGAAGTCGCCGGTCACGCCCAGGCCGCCGGCACGCCGAACCGCAGCCGTCACCTTCGCGTCTCTGTCCACATGAATCAGGTTCGTATTGGTAAAGCCTCTGCGCAGCGCTTCGGCGCGGTCCAGGTCTTCTGCGGCGCCCATGTACAAAACAAGCGCATTCCTCACCGGCACATGAAGTCGCTCTGTGATGCGGTTCCACAGCCACTTGCGCCAGTTGTTCTTGGTCCCAAATTTGTAGGTTTCCACAGCGTCATTCCTTGGCTTCGTTCAACGCGGGCATAACTGGTCGCTCAAGCGGACCGCCTTCGGCGGCCCGCTTAGCTCGAACGTTGTGCCGCTTGCCGCACGCCAACGCAAGGCGCACCAGCCATTCAGCCAGCTCGGGGGGGGTGTGCTCGCGTTCGGCCTTCGTGATGTGCGGGCGGTAGTCCTGGCGCTTTCGGCTCTGCACCACGTACTCGGCTTCGCCCAGCACCAGTGGCATCGTCGGCTGGTCGCGCGGCTCGCAGCCCACCACGTAGAACCACGTCGCCTTCTCGGCCTTGTGCCCCCACCACTGCTGCGGCGCGGCAAGCGTCCAGCCGCCCCACTGGTCGCGTTCACCAGGTCGCGGAAGCCTCTGCGCCGGCCATAGCGTGCTGCCCACCGGGTGTTCCAGCACGCCGCCAAACTCACGCACCAGGGCCACAGCCAAGCGTGCAAGGTTGCGCTCATCGGGGCGTGGGTTCGCAAACTGCCGCAGCCTTCCCCACGCGCGGCAGGGCGGGTGCGCCACCACCGGCCACGGGCCATCGTAGGTGCGGGCGTCGCGCTCCATGTCGTACACCTCGCATCCCGGCAGCGTCTTGTATACGCTGTCCTGGCGCGCAAACAGCACCGCCACCTCCACCGGCGGCACAACCCCTCGGTCAAGCAGACCATGCCCGGCGGCCTGCGCCTGGGCGTCTGCAAACAGTGTCTCGCCGGTCATGGCTGCTTACCTCGAACGTTGGGCGTCTTCAGGCGCTCGGCCCGTGCAACACCCAGCGCGTGCAGCTTGGCGTCAATGTCTACCACGGGTTCGCGCATGAAGTCAATGCTGATGCCCTTCTCCCAGCCGCTTGCCTCGCCGTCGTCAAAGTAGGTCAGCGGCATAGCGACGTACAGCGCCAGCAGCCGGCGCAAGTGGCGTTCGTCGGGGTCGCCCGGCATGCCGTCGTCGCGGGCTTTCCAGCGCTCGCATCGCGGGCACATGGGCTTGCCCTGGCACTCTGTCAGTCCGCAAGCACTTGCGCGCTCCGGCTCCAGCCGCCCAACCCCTCGCTCAACCGGAGAGCCAACAGCGGGCAACTCCTCAGCTTTTCTTACAGGTTCGCTCACGCTGTTGGCTCCCGGTTAGCTCGAACGTTAGGCAGCAGCATCAGCCACCCAGCGCTCGCCCAGCGACTTGATGACGCCGATGTGCGCATCGCGTGGGAACGTCTTCTGTACCTTGTCCACCAGCGCGCCGAACAGGTCGGGCTTGCGGCACGCAAGGCAGCCGAGGCCGCTCAGGTTTTCGACTTGCCCGCTCGTCTCGGCATGCACCTTCGGGTCTGCCGTGGCGCCCTGGAAGAGCGCGATTTGGGTCGCAATCAGTAGCGCCCGCCACGGGTCTTCCGGGCCATAGCCGCACTGTCGCACCAGTAGCGTCTGGTGTGTCTTGCACATGTCAGGCAGCACAATCTGCGGCCTAACTGTCGGTTCGAGCCGACCTTCGTCGGCTGGCTGCGTTGTCTCATTTGCGGTCGTCATCTGCGCCTCCTTGTCGGCTCAACCTAGCGTTAGGCCGCTCATCCCACCACTTGAAGTGTTCGCCGCACGTCCTGCGGTAGCCGCCTGGATCTGGAAATCCGCACGTTGCCTCGCGCGTGCAGCCGGGCTCGTCGCAAGCATTGGCGATGTCCTCCACCGCCTTGCACTTCGGGCATCCGACAATCGTGTCGCTGGCGTCAAACGGACTCGGCGCTCGCAGCAGTTCGCCGTCGTCGCCTGTCCAGTCGCACGACTGGCACAACCACCGAAGCGGCCTAACCGGGCCGTTCGAGCCGACCTCGCGCGGCGTTGCGTCATCGTCCATCGTCTTTCCTTTGCCGCGCGGTCGGCTCAACGCCGACGTTAGGCGCTGAAGTCAAAGTCGTTCTGCTTGCAGGCGTTGCAGCCAATCGCCAGCGTGGCCGGGTCGCCCGCCGTCACATCGGTGCCGCCCCACCCTTGGTCGCCGCTGATCTTCACGTCATCGCTGCCGCACTTCAGGCAGATGATCTTGAAGCGCTTGAAGAACTCTTCGGTGTTCCAGTCTTCGTACATGCTTGCTCTCCTTTAAGCGCCCCTGCTGCGCAGAGGCTCCAACACACAACGCGCATGCCGGGTACGGCATCCGCTTCCAGTCCGCGCCGCAGTGTCACGCTTCGAAACCACGCCTAACTGTTCGCTCAAGCGGAGTCGTCACGGAGTACCGTGCCGCCCCGCTTAGCTCCAACGTTAGCCGCCATCAGCCGGCAGCAGCGCGCCACCAGCCGGCCCGCACAGGGCGTAGCACAGGTTCAGCACCAGCGCGTCCGGGTCGAAGTCCTGTTCCTGCCCGCACATCGTCGCGCCCCGGATGGCGTAGCGCGCGGCAGCGGTCACGGCCTGGCGCTGTGCGTTGGTCAAGATCGGCAGCGGGCATTCCGCGTACTCATCGCGGGCGCTGTCCCAATCGCCACGCGGCGCATACAGCCAGTGGTCTTTCGGCAGCGGCCAGCTTGCGGTGGCAAACGCGCTGCCATCCGGCAGAACAGTAACTTGGTTGTCCATCATCAATCCTTTGCATGCCGCCAGTGTGGGGTGGCGGCTAACCTGGCGTTAGGGCGCTTCAGGCGGGCCACGATTGAAGGGTGCGCCACCAGCGTCTGCCCATAGCCGCCGATCACGCTGTTGTCGATCATGTACGCGGCGGGAACCTGCTTCGTGCCGTGGCGCTTGGTCCATTTCTTCTGCACGCGCCGGTGGTACGCCTCGGTCTGGTTGCGCCGCTTCTTGTGGCGTTTCACCGGCACCGCCTGCAACGCCATCGGGCTCTCGCGCACTTGCAGCGGGCCGCTCGGAGCAATGCGCCCGGCTTCGGCCAGGTCAATCATCCGGCGCACGCGCTGCATCTGCTTAATCAGGCCGCTCGCGGTCAGCGTCGGGCCTGTCGTGGCCGTCGTGCTGGCGCAGTTGCCGCGCGCCATCAGGTCTTCCAAGTTCAGCATTCGTCTGTCCTTTGCTTCGTTCACCCGCGCCCAACCCTTCGCTTGAGCGGGACGCCGCACGGCGGCGCCCCTCAGCTCAAACGTTACCCACCATTGCTGCAATCCGCGCCTCACTCCAATTCGCCGCGGCCTGGGCGGTGGCCAGGTCGGTGATGCGCGCCAGCTCGTCCATCACCTCCACGCCCAGCCGCGCCAGCTGATACTCCGGTCCCGACAGCCCAATGCGCCCAGTGCGCTGGAAGCGCTGCACCACGCCATCGAGCATGTGCAGCTGCTCGGCCATCTCGGGCTCGCCCACTTGCAGCAGCTGGGCCACGCGCGACCACGTGAGCGCGCCGGCCACGCATTCCCACAACGTGCCGCTGTTGGCGCCGCCGCGGGCCAGCGCGTCCAGGTTCTGCAGATGCACCAGGCTCAGGTCGAGCAGCTGGCTGCGGTCGAGCTTGGGCCTCAGGCCGCGCGGCGGCATGGGCAGGGTGATGCGGCGGTGGCAGCGCTTGCGGGTCATCAGACAGACCTTCCGCTGGCCGCGTCATGCCAGCCGCGGGCCAAGTCCCAGCGCAGCAGCACGGTGATGGGGTCCACCGACACGCGCAGCGCAGGGCAGTTCTTCGGGTCTTCGCTGTTGTGCAGCGCGCGCACCATGTCGTCGGCGGCGTCCAGCACCAGGCTCGCCTGCAGCTCGTCGGCGGCGTCGAAGCGGCCCAGCACCTTCCAGGAGCCGCTGTTGTTGATCTCCAGCCGCACCGGCTTGGCGTGCCGCGGGAGTGTGGTGTCTGTGGTCATGACGTGGCCTCGTCTTCGTCCAGTGCTTCGTCCAGGTCTTCCCACCAGCTGTTGGGGGCGCCGCGGCCCAGGCCGCAGTCCAGCTCGTATTCCTCGGCCTGCGCAGCCAGGGCGCGCGCAGCAATGGCCACGCGCGCCAGGCGCTCGACGGCGGCCACGCACTGCTCGTCGGGCACGTTGTTGGCGTCGCCGAAGCAGGCCACGGCAATGCGGCCCATGACGTTGTCGCGCAGGGCGTTGGCCACCGCCAGCCGCTTGGCAGCCTCTTGCGACTGAAACAGCGCGTCCTGTAGCGACTTGTGCTCGCGTACTAGGCGTCTTACCTGCTTGATGTTGAGCAAGTCAACCGTGATGTGCGGAAGCTCCATATCAATGCACCCGCAGCAGATCCCGTGCGGCGGGCGTGTTGCGCATGGTCTGGACGATGGCTTCGCGGCCGTCGGGCCCAAGGCTGTTTTCAGCCACGCCGAGCAAAAAAGGCGATCAGCGCCGCATACAGGCGCAGGCGCTGCAGCTCGTCCAGGCCGTCTTCGGCCGCATGGCACGGCGTGATGAGCGCGCGTCCAAGAGCGGCGCCGCGCGCCAGCGGGTCGGGCCGGCCGAGCAGCAGGCACTCCACGTAGGTGACATCGGCCGGGTCATCCGGCAGCGCCGTCAGCACCGGCGGGCATGTGTCGCGTTTCATGCGGGCTCCTTGAAGCGCACCAGGTGGGGCCAAAATGTGTGTCGTTGGATCAGCCCGATCTCGTCGGCGTAGCGCAGGGCCAGCACCATCATGTCGATGATCTCTGGCGCGTGTTCGCGCACGTTGAGCATGGCGCTGGTGTCCCACCACTTCTGCCCGCCGCAGACGGTGGGCAGCGCGTGGCATTCGATGTCGCAGCGCACGGCGTCCATGGCGATCTGCCGCTCGATGCCGGCCAGCTCGTCGGGCGTCATGGTGCACCCCACAGCAAAGCCAGCGTGGTGAGCGTGCCGGCCAGCCACAGCAGCAGCGCCCAGATGACGGCGCGCACGATGCCGGCGGCGCAGGCCAGATCGTCGCGGTCCACGCCCATGTCGGTGGCGGCGTGCGCGGCCTCGGGGTGCCGGCCCTGGTAGTCCAGGCCCTGCAGCTGCCGGCGCGGCGGTGGGGCGGCGGGCATGTCGGGGAAGTGGCGGGGGGTGGTCATGCTGCGAACAAATCCTGCGTCTTGAAGGTGGCTGCTGCCAAGTTGGCAATCGCCTGCTGGTAATAACTGGCCTTCAGCTCTGCCCCTATGAAGCGCCTTTGCATCTCCAAAGCCACGTAGCCCTCGCTGCCGATGCCCATGAAAGGCGACAACACGATGTCATCCGGGTTCGTCCAAAGCATCACGCCGCGCCGAATCACATCAAGCTGAAGCGGGCATATATGGCGCTCGTCGTCGTGCTCTCTCGCGCTCCGGTATTGCAAGGTGTCTGACGGGTTGATATCCATCCAGACAGGACTAGCAACCTTTTGCCAAAGATCGACGGGAAACTCGGCGCCGTGCGTGACGCGCTCGCACTCGCCAGGCGCCCGCACGGTGATAAGGTAGTCGGGGATGCCCATCCGGCACATGGCAGCGTTTTCGCGCACGGTCTTGTGCAGCAGGCCCAGCGCCTTGGTGCGCTGCATGGCAGTAACAGGGTCTTTCCAGATCGTCACCTTCGCGTGGAAGATGAAGCCGTGCTTCTGGAAAGCGCGCAGCAGGTCGCCAGGAAAATCCTTCAGCCCGATGACGCCGTCGCGCTCTTTGCTGCTGGGCATGTCCATGCAGTGAAAGCTGATGTTTCGGCCGGGCTTCATCACGCGGCGCAGCTCGGCAATCAGGAAATCGAAATGCGCGAAGAATTCGGCATCGTCGCGCACGTTGCCCATGTCTCGCGGGCTATTGCTGTAGGTGTACAGGCTGGCAAATGGCGGCGAGAAAATCGAATAACCCACGCTGGCGTCGGGCAGGCCATTAAGCACTTCAACGCAGTCGCCGTGATACGCGGCATAGCGATCAGTTACCACTTGGTCGATGCAGTTCATGCGGCGTCCTTCAAGAATTCCGGAACAGCCACGCGCTGCCCGGCGTTGTAGATGTTTGTCTGCCGTGTCAAGCCGGTGACTTCCTGCATCACAGCGTCGCGCGTCTCGGCGCTAAGGCTTTCGGCCATGGCCTTCGCGTCGCGCTCTTTGCGCTTCAGGTTCGCAACCACGGCGCCCTCGCTGCTGGATGCGAACACATGCACATGCACGTCGCGCGTCTGGCCAAAGCGCCAGCACCGGCGCACGGCCTGGTAGTACGCCTCGAAGCTGTCGGTTACGCCGACAAAGGCCATGCGTGCGGCGTGCTGCCAGTTCAACCCAAACCCGCAGATCGACGGCTTGCTGACCAGCACGCGGAATTTCCCGGCGGCAAAGTCGGCAAGGCGCTGCTCTTTCACTTCGGCAGGGTCGGCGCCGGCGATCTGCACCGCGCCATTGATGGCGGCCGTCAGCGCGTCGCCTTCGGCGTTAAGGTCGCACCAGACCACCCAGGGCTCGGCGGCCTCGCCGTTGACGATCGCAGCACAGTCGTGCACACGATCGGCAGTAGACAATCGGCGCGCGTCACGGCGCTCGCTGAGAGTCTGTGCTTCAACGGCAAACAGCATGCCGTTGAACGGCATTTCTGTATCGACGGTGTGCTCGTGCAGGTGCAGGTTCGGCAGCACATAGGCCGAGTCATCGAACCCTAGATCAGATGGCCTGCGTACCATCGCGCCCCATTGGCTGACCCAGCGCCAGAACACCTGCCGCGCGTGGCCCTTCAGGCGCCATACGCTGGTGTCGCCACCGTCATGGGTGAAGTATTCGGCCAGCATTTCCTGCCTGGTGCAAATGCCCAGAAACTCGGCATGCGTGCCTAGCTCTGTCCAGTCGTTTGGTGCCGGTGTGGCAGTGGCGCATAGCTTAAAAGGCGTATCTCGAAAGGCCTCCAGCAGCGTGCGCAGCGTCTTGGCATCGTGATGCTTGATGCAGCTCGATTCATCCAGCACTACCGCACCAAAGATCGACGGATCAAAGCGGTGCAGTCGGTCATAGTTGGTGATGACAATGCCAGAGCCTTCGGCCTGGTCATAGTCGCTGCCGTCGCGGCAGTGCATCACCTGCACGCCGATCTCCAGCCCTTCAGCTGCCGTCTGCGGCGCTACTGCCAGCGGCGCCAAAATCAGCACTGGCTTGCCGGTATGCAGGCGCACGGCCTCAGCCCATGCCAGTTGCATGCGGCTCTTGCCCAGCCCGGTGTCCGCAAAGATGGCGGCGCGACCTCGCGTGCAGGCCCAGCGAACGAGAGCGCGCTGGTGATCGAACAAACCATCGTGCGGGATATGCGCTGTATGTGGCATGCCTGTTGGCGGAACGCGCGACAACTTGGCTGCAACGTAAGCCACGTAGTCCATCACCCCCTCCACGCCAACATCGCGCCAATCCCGGCCAGCAGCCCCAGAGTGACCAGCCACGACAGCGGCCGAGCCCAGCGCGACAGCGGCGGCGCGCGGTAAACCTCGATGGCCGGATAGCGCTCGCAGGCGAATGCCTCGCGGGTGGACCGTGGGTAGCGGGTCATGCCTTGCTCCTTGTCGCCGGGCGGCACTTGTAATCAACAGGCACAGCCTTCGCCGTGATCCATTCGATAAGGTCTGCTTCCGTTGTCACAAGCCGGCGCTCTGTGACCGCATAAAGCTGAGGCGCATCGCCGCGGCTGCGCAGGTGTTGCAAGTGCGGTTCGCTCACGCCGACCGCGGCGGCGACACCTTCAGGCCAAGTAAAAATCCTCATGCCTGCACCTCAGCACCCCCAACGACAACCAGCTGGCCGTCGCGCGTCAGGCCGGGCACGCCGCCGACGCTGTCGGCCAGCTGCGCCTGCAGATCCAGCGCATCGTCGCGCCAGCGTTCGGCGCAGTCTTCGGCCCATGCCAGGCGGCGCTGCAGTTCTTCGATCTGCTCGGCCTGCTGCGCGGCCAGCAGGCGCAGGTGTTCAAGTTCCCAGCGGTCGAGCTTGCGCTGGATGGCGATGGTGGCGGGGCTGTGCTTCATCACGCCGCCTCGCGCACGCTAAAACTGAAATTCGCGCCGTGCAGCGCGCGCCCCAGCGCGTGGGCCTTGGCGATGGCCTCGCAGCGCTCGGCAGCTGTCAGCGCGTAGCGCCGCGCGATGCCGTCTCGCGGTGTGATCCAGGCAATGAAGGTGTGCATCTGGGCTCCTTTGCTGCAGGCTTTCGGTTGCAATGCGCGCATGTTAACCCGCTAACGCCAGATGTCAAGCGGGCTAATCGAAAAGATGCAAAAAACCCGCCGAGGCGGGCTTGCGTTTAAGCATTAACCGGCTAACATGGCGGGATGGACAAGGAAACTGCGGTCAGGTTGCTGGGGGGTACGGTGGGTTCGGCCGCGGCCGAGATCGGCGTCACCTCTTCGGCCATCAGCCAATGGCCGGACCAACTGCCGCCGCGCTTGGTGGATCGTGTGCTGGCCGCGCTGGCGCGCAAGCACCTGCCGCCCGAGCTGATCGGCGAGGACGCGGCCGAGCGCGCGCAAGAGGTGTCCTGAGTGCAGGTTGTCTCCAGTGCACCCATACTGGTCCCGGCCTATCCGGGGGCGGGTTTCTCCTCTGACGCCGTGGGTGTTGCCCGGTCCATCGCAAGGTGGGCCGGGCTTTGTCTTTTTCGCAGTACCGCAACAACCGACAAGAAGCGGAACCATGTCAGACGATACCATGGCCGAAAAGTGCATCCGCAACCTGCCGCCGGTGCGCGTCAGTGAAACGCTGGAGCGCACGCTGATGCGTTTGGCGGCGCGGGATGACCGCAGCTTGTCCGAAGACATCCGCCTGGTGCCGATGCGTCACGCGCTCGGCCATGCGGCCATGCTGCCGGCCGACGAGGAGGCGCGCAAATGAAGCCGGGCACAGCAATGCATCGCGCCCGGCCCGGCCGGTCGCCGGACCCGCCCGAGATCCGCGAAGCCAAGCTCGCGGCGCGCAACAAGCGGCCCAATGCCAAGTACCGCAAGAAGGCAGAACCTGAGCCGGTGTCGCCGGCCTACCCGCCGGGCTACTTCACCGAGCTGATTCGCCGGCACGATTGGCCGCCGAGCTTTGAGCCGATGCAGCATGTGTCGTCACTGCTGGCCAGCGGCATGACGCTGTCGGAGCAGGCCAGCGCGCTGATCGAGCGCGGACGGGCGCAGGGCCGGGGCTACGCCAGCGGCACGATCCCGCTGACGCGCACGCCATTGCTGGCGCAGCCGCTGGGGTGGATCAAGTGAGCCACCAGCCGGGCGCCTATTTGGGCGGCGTGCGCAGCGTGGCCGACGTGCGACTGCGCTGCGTGCTGGACGCCGATTCCGGCTGCTGGCACTTGCGTACCGGGCACGGTAAGCCGCAGCCGCTGGGCCGGGTGCAGCGCATCTGGGTGCACGGCCGCGGCAGCGTCAGCGCTACCAGGGCTGTATGGGAGTTGGCGCACGAAGCTCCGCTGCCGCGCGGCCGCCGCGCAGTGCGGGTGTGTGGCAGCTACGACTGCGCCAACCCGGAGCACATCCGCGCGCTGTCGCATGCGGACGCGCAACGGCGCATTGTGGGCAAGTGGCACGAGATGACGCCGCGCCGGCGTGCCAACCTGGAACGCATCCAGCGATCGAGGCGCAAGTTCACGTCGCAGCAGGTGCTCGAGGTACGCCTGGGCACGGAGTCGGTGGCGGCGCTGGCGCGCAAGTGGGGTGTTTCGCGCACCGCACTGCAGGCCATCCGCGACGGCAAAACCTACCGCGACCCGGTCAGCAGTGTGTGGAGGCTTGCAGCATGAGCACGCGCGAAGTGAACCTGCGCACGCTGGGCCGGCAAGTGGTCTACGTGACGCCGCGCGGCCGACTATGCAGCCTGCTGCACGGCGACCGGCGCGTCGCCGACGAGTACGAGTTCAGCTACCTGGACAAGCGCAACGAGGGATTCACGCTGCGCAGCGCGAACCTGCGCATTCTGCGCGTGGCGTCCCGATGAGTTGCCCGGCCTGCATGGAAGCGGCAGCGAACCCGCAGAGCGGCTACTACCACGCCGGCTGCATGGAGTGCAGCGCGCGCATGCTGGCGCAAGGCCCCGAGCACTGGGAAGCGATGGCGGTGTCGCAGTTCACGCCACGCTATGCGGCAGCGCTGAAGGCGGTGTTCGGCAAGCAATGGCAGCAAGGCCACGAACGCGTGCGCGCGTGGTCCAAGAAGATCAAGGGAAAAGATGCTGCGTGACGAGGTTCCGTATTTCGATGAGCAGCAGCGCACGCCGCCGCACTCGCTGGAGGCCGAGCACGGCGTGCTGGGCTCGCTGCTGCAGGACAACACCGCGCTGGCGGTGGTGGGCGACCTGGTGGAGCCGGGCAGCTTCTACCTGCAACCGCACCAGTGGATCTACCAGGCCATCGTCGGCCTGCTGGCGGCGCGCGTGCCGGCCGACCCGATCACTGTCCACGAGCGGCTGCAGGCCGATGGCAAAAGCGACGCAGTGGGTGGGCTGGCCTACCTGCTGCAGCTGGAGCAGGCTGTGGCCAGCGCGCGCAACGCCAGGCACTATGCCGAGATCGTGGCCGAGCGCAGCATCGAGCGCGCACTGATCGCAGCCGCCGACGAGGTGGTCAGCACCAGCTGGCTGCCCGACATGCCGATGGCCGATCGCCTGGAGCGCGTGGCCGGCATCCTGGCGCGCGTGGAACAGCAGCGCAAGGGGCCGGGCCGAAGGGTGCCGGTGCTGAAGCTTGGCGCGCTGCGCGAGGCGTCGCAGTCGGTCACCTGGACGGTCAAGCACGTGATCCCGGCGGCCAGCATCGGCATGCTGTTTGGCGGGTCTGGCACGTTCAAGAGCTTCATCGCCATCGACCTAGCGCTGCACGTGGCGCACGGCCTGCCGTGGATGGGCCGGCGCACCGATGCCGGCCAGGTGCTCTACATCGCCGCCGAGGGCGGTGCCGGCCTATGGGGTCGGGTGGAGGCGTGGCACAAGGCGCGCAATATGGCATGGGAGGCCGCGCCGCTGTACGTGGTGCCGCAGGCGGTCAACCTGTCGGTCGATGCGTGGCGGGTGGTGGACGCAGCGCAGGCGATCGGCGCGCAGCCGAGGCTGGTGATCGTGGACACGTTGAGCCAGACCTACAGCGGCGAGGAAAACAGCGCCAACGAGATGGCGGCTTACCTGCGCGAGATCGGGCTGCGCTTCCGCGCGCTATGGGACTGCTCTGTGCTGCTGATCCACCATTCGGGACACGAAGCGACGGAGCGGCCGCGCGGCAGTTCGGCCATCCGCGGGAATATCGACTACCTGATCGGAGCCTTCCGCGACGAGAAGGAGATGATCGCCACGCTGCAGTGCAAGAAGCAGAAGGACGGCGAACTGTTCAAGGATGCGGAGTTCAAGCTCAACGTAATGTCGCTGGGCAAGGATGACGATGGCGACGATGTCACGTCGCTGGTGGCGTGGCATCTGGGCACGCAATCCGAGCGCGAGGCCGCCAGGGCCGAGGAAGCCAGCGCAGGCCGCGGCGGTCGCAATCAGGCGTTTCTGGGGCTGCTGGGCAGCTGCACCGAGGAAAAGAGCCTGCGTCGCGCGTACTACGAGCTGCTGGGAGATCTGGACCAGGATGCCAAGAAGAAGGCATACCAAAGAGCACGCGCGTGGGCCATTGAGGCTGGCTACATGGACGTGGCGCAGGGCTACGTGATCGACAAAAGGGCGGGTAAATGAGCGCGGTTTTCGTGTCCCGTTTTGCGGCTGTTTTGTCCCGTTTGGCGGGACAAAAGCACCGGGACGGGACTCGCGCGCGCGTAAGGGAATCGGGACATTGTCCCGTCCCGTTTCCCGTCCCGGTTACGTCCCCCCGGTGTCCCGGTGGGGTGTCTCGGAGGTGTGCATGATCAGCGTGAAAGTCGAGGGTCTGGAGCCGCTGCGCGATCTGCTTTCCGAGTTCAGCGACCGGCGGTTTCAGTCGGCGATCGCCGAGGCCATCAACCGCACGGCGCGCAAGGTTTCCGATGCTTGGGGTGGCGAGCTTTACACCCGGCTGGATCAGCCCACACCGCTGACCTACCGCGCCGCAAGGATCAGCGAGCGGGCTGACGTGGGTCGCCTGCAGGCCGTGGTGTCGATCCGCAACGACAGCAATGCCTATGTGCAGCCAGCCGAGTATCTGGCCACGCAGGAGACAGGCGCTGCTGATCGCAGGCTGCGCAGGTTCGAGCAGGCCCTGGTGTCGTCTGGTGCCATGCCTGCAGGGCACAAGGCTGTGCCTGGGGAATATGCGCAGCTGGATCAGTTCGGTAACGTGTCGAGGTCGCAGATCATCGCCGTGCTGGGTCAGCTGGGCGGTGCGCTGACCAAGGGCTACGGTCAGGTGACGGGTCGCACATCGAGCAGGCGCAGCCAGATCGCGGCCAGGAGTGGGCGCAGGTATGTGGCCATAGGCGCTGGCGATAGGCGCGCAGCAGGCATCTACGAGGTGGGCGACACTGGCCTGAAGCCGGTGTTCTTCTTCGTGCGGTCGACCCGATACAAGAAGCGCACGCGGTTGCTCGATCTGGGTCAGCGGCTGGCCTATGCCGAGCTTCCTAAAGCGATAGCGCTTGCGGTCGACAAGCGCATCGCATCGCTGAGGCGCAGAGGATGAAAGTCGACGGGTCCTTTCCAGGGGTTGACCTCGCGGGTCCATTGTGG